ACGGCCTCTGCACGTACCGAGTTTCGAACTTGAAGGCGATGCCGAATCTGGACGGTGTCGAATGGAAGGAGTTCCCGCAATGTTGAGCGTGTGGGTCGCACTTTCTTTTGTCATCATCGTGCTGGTTGCGCCAGTTCAAAAAAACGTGAGGGATGAATGTCGGCCGAGAAGTGGGTCATCGAGTATATGGGGTGGCTTCCGCCTTGCTGGATTGCGAATCCTAAAATCGGTTTCGCGGCGGCGTTTGACGTGACGTTCCAGGTCAAACTCGCTCACCAGTTTCAAAATCGCGAGGACACTCAGCACGAGATCCTGAGGCTCGGATTGTCCGGCGCGTGGCGCGCGGTGCCGAAGGGAGCAGGAATTCTATGAAGATTTCAGTCGATATCGACGCCGAGCAGGTTGTGAAGCTCACAGCGGCCGTTCTCAGACAGCTGCCTTACGCGGCGAACAATGCGATCACGCGAACCGCGAAAGAAGCAGTCGATGCGGCTCAGAAAGATGCCACAGCCGATCTCCAAATCAGAAAGCGCTTCATTCTGAATCGAATTAAGATTTTGCAATACTCTCGAGTCTCGAATCTGACCGCGATCATCGGCGTCGACACCAAAGTTCAAGGCGCGCCGCTCTTGCTCGGGTTTCTCGAAGAAGGCGGCGAAAAACAACCCATCGCAGGTCCAGACATCGCGATCCCGCTAACCGGCGAAGCGCCGCGTCCATCGTTTCCCGATCCAGTCGGAACTTCATTTCGATATAAGAATTTGAAGTTCGGAGGAGGATCAACATTCGCCGATTCGCGACGCGGTCGAAAGCGAACGTTCATCATTCCAGGGGTCGGAATTTTCCAGCGCGTGGCTGCTGGCGATTCGCCTGATTCAACCGTTCTGATTTACTCGTTTAAACCATCGGCGAAAATCGCGCCGCACACACATCTTCGTGACGCAATGCTGAAGGTCATCGGCGCGCGATTCGCTCCGATCTTCACCGAAGAATTCACGAAGGAAATCCTCAAAAAGGCGAACTCACTTTGAGCGAAATGGACCAATTCGAAATCCAGCGCGAGATGATCACTGTCGAGCAAAAGCTTTGCGACATCAGGAGCGCTCTCTCGAACTACTGGGGCGACGAATGCCCCGAGGTTCAGGAATTGAATCGGTTGGATAAGAGAATTCGGCGGCTAGCCGCGAAAATCAGGAAGGACTTCGAATGAGCCGCTTCAGAGACCGCCATCACGAACCGCGCACCGCACGCGGCAGAGAAATAGTCGCCAATCGATTGCGCGAAATCTACACGATCAATGAAGTTCGTTGGCTGCGCGACGGCGAGTTGGTTAACTGTGTGATGCGTTCACGATCAACCGCTTGTGATGGTCTTCCTGATGCGCTCGGCGAACGGTGGGCCGAACGATTCAGGATCAGCCATCTGATTCGAAATCTCAGGGAGAGTCGCTCATGATTCCAAACAGCGAAGAGTTCGAGGTGTTCGTAACTGAAGGCGCGCTCGTGGAAGTGTGGCGCGGACATCACATCAGCGTGGCTCAACAGTTCGGCGTGGATTGGGACGGTCCAGCACACTCGGCTGTGAACTCCACTGTGTTCTCAATGCCCAATGCATGCCTTCCTGCTGCTCTCGCTGCGCGCGTGCGACGCATCCGCGTGCGTCGTCTGCTGTCTCGTAAGCGCAAGCGAGCGCTCGCTTGGCTCGTTGCGGCGTGCTTCGTGGGCGCTCTGGTGGCTGTCCTTGTGCTTCGATGGGTCTGACCGTGTTCGCGGGAGGGTGGCTCAAGGAGCTTTCGCTCGCAGGGTCCTCCCCAGGGGGTGCCGTCGACGCGGGTGACGGCGATCGCGTGGGATGCCCTGGGACTGAACTTTTTTGACGGACTTGGTTTTTGTTTCTCGATTCGGGTCGATTGGAGAGCGGTCAGATGAAAATCGAGCAGTGGAGAATCAGCAGAGTTCTACCGTACAAAGGAAATCCGCGGAAGAACGACGACGCCGTTGAAAAAGTAGCGGCGTCCATCAAGGAGTTCGGATTTAAGCAGCCCATCGTGGTGGACAAAGACGACGTGGTGATCGTCGGCCACACAAGATTGCTCGCCGCTCTAAGGCTCGGGATGAAGGAGGTCCCCGTCCTAGTCGCACGCGATCTCTCTCCGGCGCAGGTGAAGGCTTACCGCCTTGCAGACAACAGGGTTCACGAAGAAGCAGAGTGGGACGAGGAACTGCTCGCGCACGAACTCGGCGATTTATCGAAGCTCGGCTTCAATCTAGAAATGACCGGCTTCGACGCCGACGAAATAAACGCGTTACTCGACATCGATCAGGGCGGCTTGCTCCCTGGCGCGGAAGAGGACGCGATCCCAGCGACTCCGGCGAAGACGATCACGTTCCCAGGCGAAGTGATTTCGCTCGGCAAGCATCGCGTGATCTGTGGCGACTCCACCGATCCCTTCATCATCGAGAAACTTTTCGCGGGCGCGAAAGCAGACGCGTGCTTCACAGATCCGCCATACAACGTTGCGTACGACGGAGGCGCCACGCCATCGAAAACGCGAACGGGCAGCACCATCGCGAATGACTCGATGGAGGACGCTCCGTTCAGGAAGTTTTTGCTTCGCGCTTACACCGGGATGTTCCGAGTGCTGAAGGACGGCGCGGCGGTCTACGTTTGCCACGCTGACAGCGAGGGTCTGAATTTTAGGAGCGCGTTCAAAGAGGCAGGCTTCAAATTTTCCGGCTGTCTGATTTGGTGCAAGGACGCGCTGGTGCTCGGCCGCTCGGATTATCAGTGGCAGCACGAACCGATCCTCTACGGCTGGAAACCGACCGGCTCGCACAAGTGGTACGGCGACCGGAAGGAAACCACCATCGCCGAGTTCATGCTGCAGGGTCCGATCACTCAGGTCGAGCCGAACGTGTATCGGCTGCGCCTCGGCGATCAGTGGTTTCAAATTCGCGGGGAGAAACTTCTGGTGGAGGAACTCGAAACGACCGTGGTGAAAATTCCTCGGCCGAGACGAAACGACGAGCACCCAACGATGAAGCCGGTCGCTCTCATCGACAAACTTCTCCGCAACTCCACGAAGAAAAAAGACCTCGTGTTCGATCCGTTCGGCGGCTCCGGCTCGACGCTCATCTCCTGCGAGAAGCTCGGCCGTACTGCGTACCTCTGCGAACTAGAGCCGAAGTTCGTTGACGTCATCGTTCTGAGATGGGAGCAGGCCACAGGCCAGAAAGCGAAAAGGGAAACGCGCCAATGAAACATAAAGCCAAAGACGGCGGGCAGCCGCTCTTCAGGGTGATCAACATCCGCGTCTTCACCGAGCACAACGCCGGTTCGCAGCTCTACAGATATCACGCGCGTAAGGGATGCGGATTCACTGCCGACGAAATCGAAAAATATCTGGACCGCGCCGCGGCGCAGCTCGGGGAGCGCTTCCCAAGTTTCGATTACCAGCTCGTGGCGCTCGGGCAGGCGCATTTTAATTTGGTGTGGAAAGGCTACCGCAACGCTCGGCCGGGTCAGGCGGCAGCCTCAGCGTAGGCGATCATGGCCACTGTCGACGTCACGAAGGTCGCGAGCGCGTTGAACCTCACGGAGGCGCGCGTACAGCAGCTCGTGAAGGAGGGAATGCCTCGCGAGTCGCGCGGCCAATACGATCCGGTGAAGTGCCTGCTCTGGTACGTCCGGTACCTGCAGAAGGCGCTTGAGAAGAAAGCGGTCCCCACTCTCGACGGTGGATTTGTCGGTGAGCGTGAGGAGCGCGTTCGTTTGCTTCGGGCCGATGCCGATCTCCGCGAGATGGAACTCGCGAAAGAGCGCGGCCTGCTGGTGGCTCTACCGGACATCGAGAAGATGGTCACCGACCTGGTGCTGACCACGAAGGCGCGCATCATGGCCATCCCGCCGCGGCTCGCTCCCGAACTCGTGGGCGAAACTTCCCGCGTCATGATCCAGGCGAAGCTGGAGAAGGCCTGCAAGGAATCGCTCGCGTACCTCGCGCGCGCAGTGAACAATGGCGGAAACCCAAACACACCCGAGCGCGCAAGCTAACCTCGCGGCCGTCGCCGCGCGCGCCTACGCTCTGTACGATCCGCCGCCGGACATCACCGTGTCCGAATGGGCGATCCGTAACCGCGTCCTTCCGAAGGGAACGACCTCGCGGCCAGGTCCGTTCAAACCCGAAAAATTTCAAATTGAAATGATGGACGTGATCCTGGACCCGCTCGTTCACGAAGTGGTGATTCAGAAGAGCACGCAGGTCGGCTACAGCGACGCCGTCATAAATAACATTTGCGGCTACTTCGTCGACGCCGATCCGAAGCCGATCATGCTGGTGCAGCCCACCATCGACAACGCGAAGGACTACGGCAAAAAAAGAATCACGCCGATGATCGAGTCCTGCCCCGCTCTCCGCGACAAAATTCGACCGCCGACCTCGAGGCGCGCAGGGAACACTCTCGCGCTGAAGGAATTCCCCGGCGGGTTCCTGAAGCTTACCGGCGCGAACTCTGGCGCGGGTCTCCGCAGCGATCCTGTCCCCGTGGTGCTCTTCGACGAGGTTGATGGCTACCCGCTCGATGTGGACGGCGAAGGAGATCCCGTGGCCATCGGCACGCGCCGGACGGATGGCTATGCCGACTGGAAAATCGTGAAGGGTTCGACGCCAGCGAAGCCGAAGGGGATCAGCGCGATCGAGCGCGACTTCCTACGGTCCGACATGCGCCGCTTTTTCATCGGGTGTCCCTTTTGCGGTCACCGTCAGGCGCTTCGCTGGAGCGAACTGATAGATCCGAAGAATCCGGAGGCCGGCAAAAAATATCGGCTCGCCTACTCCGTGAATAACGACGACCAGGTGGACCCGGAGAGCGTCGCGTACCTCTGCGCTGGATGCGAAAAGAAAATCCCCGAGCGCTTCAAACAGCAAATGCTCAACGGCGGTGAGTGGGTTGCCGAATTCCCGGACCGGCCGGTCGTGGGTTTCCACATCAACGCGCTCTATTCGCCGTGGCGCGAGAACTGGTTTCAGCTCGCGCAGGAATGGCACGAGGCGAACAAGGAAAACAATCCGGAGAAGCTGAAGGCGTTCATCAATCTCCGGCTCGGCGAGACCTGGGAAGAGCAGGGCGACTCCGTCGAAGCACTGACTCTGAAGGGGCGGCTCGAATCGTACCAAGACGAAGTTCCCGACGGCGTCGGCTTGCTCACCGCGTCCGTCGACGTCCAGGGCGACCGGCTCGAGGTTGTGGTGAAGGGTTGGGGCGACAAAGAGGAGTCCTGGCTCATCGCGTACCAGCAATGCTTCGGCGATCCGGGGCAGGAGGACGTGTGGAACGAACTCGACACGTTCCTGCTCTCGACGTGGGATCACGCATCCGGCCAGAAAGTAAAAATCACCTGCACCATGATCGACTCTGGCGGTCTGCACACCGACTCCGTCTACCGTTTCGTCCGCACGCGCCAGCACCGGAAAATATTCGCGCTGAAGGGGTCGAGCGAAGCCGGGAAGGAAATCCTCGGCAAGTTCTCGACGAACAACAAGTACCGCATCCGGCTCTGGATGATTGGCACCGAAGCCGCGAAGGACCGAATCTTCGCACGCCTCAAAATCCCCGCCGCCGGTCCCGGCTACATGCACCTCCCCGACTTCGCCGAGGACGAATATCTCGCGCAGCTCACTTCCGAGAAGGCCGTCCGCAGGTACCGCCGCGGCAAAGGGACGATCCGCGAATACGTCAAGACGCGCGCGCGCAACGAAGCGCTCGACCTCGAGGTCTACTCGCTCGCCGCCCTCTACGTCCTGGGCCAGGCGACGCTCCGGCGGCTCGGCGAAATGGCGGAGGCGCTACGCACGCCTCCAGAAGGCGGCGGGTCAGGAGGCCCTACGAGCGGCTCTGGCGGGTCATCTGGGGGCGCAGGCCGGGGCAGCTCGGGGTCATCGTGGGTGCAGGGTTGGCGGTAAGCCGGGTACTATCGCCTCATTTTCGCCTAACCAATTGGAACGGCGAAAGGCGGAAACGCTGTACTCGGGTCGGGTTTAGAGGGA